GTATATGATAGTATTATTTATTTTTGGGCGCGTAGTATGGTATAGATTATTATTTGTTTATTGGAAAGTGGTCCATAAGAGTTGAAAGTGATAGGGCATGGTAGGGGCAAGTATTTATGAGTTGGCCGGGCTGTGACCGCATGGCACTCTTTTCGTGATGGCGAAGCCCGCGAAGAAACAGGACGACAATCGATTGTTTGCGAATAGCTCCGAAGCGATTCGTAAGTTGAATGCTCAGGCCCGCAAGGGTCTGCGTGAGGATGAGCGCCGCAAGTGGAAAGAACAGAATGCCCGTAATAACGATCCAGCAAATTGAGCAGGAGCTTGTCCTGCTTGATCGAGAGAATGCGTTCCTATTGTTCGCAGCGTTCTGCGGTGATGTGGAGCAGACCGCGCACGCTTTGAATTTATCACCGGCCACGATTCTGAAGGTGGCCGAGGACGATGGATGGCTGACGAAACTGCGTAGCATCATCGAACTGAAGAAATCGAAACGCCCCGGTGATGTGGAGCGCGCGCTCAATCGGGCAATGAACTTTGTTCAAGCTCATCGCATGCGTCTTGTATGTGAGCGAATGATCAAGAAACTTTCTAACCTCACTGACGAACAACTCGAAGAATATTTGATGACCGGGCATTTGAAGGACGGCACCGCAGTGAGTAAGCTTAGCACGCGCGCACTCGCAGACCTTGCCAGCGCCATCGAGAAGGCTCAGGCGCTTTCATATCTCGCGCTCAATGATACCGCGCAAGAACGAATCAAACGCGACGAGCACGCGGACCCGCACAGTTCCGGTGGTGAATTGCACGCGCAGATCGCGAAGGCAATGTCAGAGGCGGGCTCATCGTTGCATCCTCGTGCGCAACTACTTGACGCGCAACTCGCACAGGCGCAAGAGGCGCACGCGAAGAAGTTGGTGCAGGATGTTCGGAATAGCGATGATCACTAACGAGTGCCTGATTCATAAAGTTTACTGTCTCGTTGATTCCGCTTCGCCTGAAGATTATCGTTATATCGGATCGACGAAGATGTCATTGAGTAAGCGATTGAGTTTGCATTGGCACTCTCGCCAAAATGAAAAGCTTACGCAGTGGATTGGGCAGGTGCGAAAAGCGGGTCGGCACGTTTTAATCCTTGAGCTTAAAGGAGGGATGACGTTGCAAGAAGCTCTTGATCTTGAAACGCGTTTGATTCGAACGCTGTCCCGGCTTTGTTCTTTGTTCAATCGAAGAATGTTAGGCTCGTCTAACATTGTTAGTTGATACTAATCTTCTTAGTATCCCCAAAGACTGTTTGATTAAGCGAAACTCTCCCGAGACGTGCCGAATAGTTGACTAGATGGTCAACTACTGTCCAGAGTTTACTGTCTCGGGCGCAGGAATCGTGCCATTTGTCAAACTAACTGTAAATCCCCTGACAACGGGCGATCTGGCGAGCCGACAGGGACTTAGCAAGTATCGTGCCAGAGGGTCGGATCGCCAGCTTTTACGATAACGGCTTGGGGGTTTGGTCGACGCGCGCGCTCCGCTTAGTGACATCTTCGAGAAATAAAAAATTGACATCGAGGCTTCCCCGTTGGCACTGTTTCCGCGTGCAACAAACAATGTATGAATTCGCAGAACAGGCTCGTTTAGACGAGATCACTTTTGATAAAGAAACTCGGTTGGCGTTGGACAAGCTGATTGTTGCGCTTCGGGCGCGCGGGTATGGGTCGCCAGAGCGCACCCTTGCTTTTCGCGCGATGCAACAGGCGCGGCATTGGCTGGGCGAAGACCTTGCCATCCTCGGCGCGCAACATCCCTACCCGAACGGCAATAATCCGGCCAACACGATTGTGGACCCTCCCGCCGACACGGCGAACAGGCGAGCCGACGTTTTGGCGCAACTCCAGAAAGATTTGGACGCGCAGATCAAGAACAAGCCGTTGCAACTCGCAGCCGATGGGAAAGTCACCGGCATCGGCAGCACCAACGACGACATTCGTCCTCAAGGGACTAATCGTCACGTTCATGATCTTCCGAGTCCGAGATGCTGAAAGCCGCGTTCTAAGTCGGCGTAGTTTACGTCACAAAGTTATGACACGAGACAAAGTTTACACGGAGATCGACCGAGAGCGGGCTTATCAGAAGTCTCTACCGCACACTGACGGCACTGAGACTTGCTCTAAGTCGGTGGGCGACTACATAAACCTGCTCGGCTATTACGCGGAGAAGGCGCGCAGCGCATGGGTCGAGAACATGGAGAACGAGCCCGTGTGCCATATGATCCGAAAACTTGCCGCTTGCGCTGTTGCCTGTTTGGAAGCACACGAGTGCCCTCCCCGTATGGTTCGGGGCTGGATTTTTCCTCTGCCCAATGACGAGCAGACGAACCGGCGATCAGACATTACGACGATCACGCTGGAGTCGATGAGCAAGGCCGGAGGGCATGAGTTGTTTCGGTGGCGTGCCGAGTTGTCGTGTGGTGCGCGGTATTTCAGCCCTCAGTTTCTTTTGCAGCATGACGCGCTTCAATGGCGGATTGAACATCCTGACATTGAGAAGGATTGGCGACTTGCTGCTTTCGTCAAAGTCAATGAGGGGATGCGTGACGAAGCTGAAGCCTTGGCAAGCACGGGTAGTCCAAAGCCGGGCTGGATGGAAGCAGAGCCCCCTTCGCAGGACGCCAAATCGCCCGACTGTCAGGCCACGTCATGATTGTGATTCTGCTCATGGCCGCGCTGTGGGTGCTGTGCATCCTTGCGGCTAACCACTGTTTAAACGACAAGGACGATGAATGAAGACTCTCACCCAAGCCTACGCCCAATGGAAACGAAAAGTTCTGCTGCCCAATGACGAGCGCCAGTTGAAGGTGCTCGAAGCGTGGGAAGCCTTCTTGGCTGAAACGGAGCCCGGAAAGCTCGGGACGGAAATGATCGACGCGTTCGAAACGTTGTGGGAAGCGACGCTCGAATGAGAATCGGCGGCACTGTCATTGAAGTTGAGCTTATCCGCACGCGATATGGTTATCTCGGCGCGACTATCGGGTGGCCTATACCGACGCTTTTCCCCGGCGCGCGGCCCGGCTTGCCAGTTTCATTCATCACCTACTTGCATGTGTGCTTCCTCTTGTTCGAGTTTCGCGTGATGATCGGCTTCCGGGTGCCGAAGGAAGTGGAACGTGGCCTGTAATCCTGATTGCCAGCGCGAGTGCTGCAACGGTTCGGCCCGTGTTTGCGGCTGCGAGGTTTACGAAATCTGCACGGTTTGCGACCCGGAGCGTTACAAGTATCAGGTCGCGATGCGTGGCCTTGAAGGAGTCCAAAGCCTTATGGGAGATCAGCACAAAGTTTCGGTCGGCCCGGTCAAGACTCATCTGCTGCGGCCTGAGCATCATCGGTTTACGTGGTGCGGCATCGACAGCGTTTTATTTGACGAGTGCGTGACGCGGAACCCTGAGATCGTCACGTGCAAACACTGCAAGCGCCGTCACGCGCCGTGGTATTGGAAGCTCACCTATATTTTTCGTCTGCTGGCCGTGCCGCTGGCCGTGCTCGGTTTGGTGGGCGCTTACTGCACCGAAATCTCGGAGTGGGTCGCCCGGCACACGTGGGCTCCCTTGCGGAAGCGGAAATCTCCGCATGATCCGGGCTCCGTCCGTCGAAGGTTTTTTCAAAATTTCCTTTGACACCAATTGGTGTCAACGGCACTATACTCTTGGAAGCGGGATACGCTGAGTGATCTGTCGAACCTGAGAAAAGCGAACGCCCGCATGAGATTGATCGGCTCCCCGATGTTACTCGTTAAAAGTTGGGTGGGAGCAAACGGCGGGCGACAAACCTCGCCGTAAGAATTTCGACGCGGTTGGACACTCGAAAGAGTGAGGTAAGCGTCGTTTGGTGCAATTTGGAGTCCAACGAAAGTTGGAGGGATCAAAAGATTCCTTGCACCAATAATTTGATGGGTGGTGTGCTGATATGGCCCTAATGTCGGCTTGAGTGCCGAGTAGTCGAAAGAGCCACCCGCCGTTGTTGGACCTGTAGTTTAGTGAATTGAAAACAGGGGTCGGTGTTGCCGCAAGGCCCGACGCCGGAGAGGGGTGAAAATACCCTTGGGTCCGCCTTGATCTTTGAAACGTGCGATAGTGATAAAAACCGGGCTTGTTCAATTGCATAACCGGTAACATGCCGAGGCATCGGAGATACCGGGTGATCCGGTTCGCGCGACCTTTTATGGCGGGGTGGAGCAGTCTGGTAGCTCGTCAGGCTCATAACCTGAAGGTCGGAGGTTCAAATCCTTTTCCCGCTCCCAATTTGTTTGAGTGACCGCACCAGTTCGGTAATATTCCGACAGAGATTCTAAATATCTCCCCAAAGTCATGAGACATGGCGTTGGCTAACGTGGCCGAGAGAAAGAATGGTAGCATTAACACGGGATCACTCAGTCTCGCGGTGAGTGAGATTAAGAGGGCACGCTGGAGATCGACTTCCGGCTTCGTGCTGAAACGTGGGTAGTCGCCCGGCTCTTGACAAACGCACGAGGTAGCAACTCGTGCGATTATTTTTTACATGCGGCTTGAAAAAACTATCAGAGGCAAGCGTGGTGGCAAAGGGGCAACGATCATGTCGTTGCTCGACGCGAACCCGGACGCGTGGAACGAGTATCTCACGCACCGCAGGATCAACGCGAGCGTTGCAATCCGGCGCATCGAACAACTCCGGGCCTCAAAAACTGCTCTCGTTGGTGGGCGCAAAGCTGAACTGTGACCGGTGCCTCAATCGCATTTACGCTCCAAATTACTACACTCTTAGGGGTCCATACCTTTCAATTGCTCGGCCCGGCGAGCACCGCATTTGCTCTGCTTGCATGCTTAGTGATCCTCTCTTTTCCGGTTGACGACGACTTCCGATATTAGCACTTTTACCTTGTTATGGTAATCGTTGCATTCGTTGCTGGTGTTGTCGTTGGAACCGTGGTCTCCTACCTGTTCTTCCGCGCCAACAAGAACAAGAAAGCCGCTGTTGATGCGTTCGTCGATAAGACGCGCGCCCGGCTGTAAACCTCACTGGGGGTTGCCTTCACGGGCAGCCCCCTTTTGTTATGAAGCTGCAAGAATTGATTTGTGATAGGCAGGGACGTTTCAGTCCGATTCTCGTGCATTTCCATCTTTGGACCGCCGCCGTGTTGACCATGTGGATCATCGCGTGCGTTAAAGCGGGCACGCTAGTCGGGATCGACGCGTCTCTGATCGCGGTGCTGGGGCTTAACGGGGGGACCATTCTTGGTTTTCGTGTGGCCGAAAGGAATGAAAAGGTATGAGTCGTTTAAACACCTTTCGGTATTACGTCGTCGGCGCGGTCCTGTTGTTCTGCGTCGCGTTTCTCGTGGGCAGTCATTTGCCGATTCTCGAAAAGAAGCACCGGGATTATGGCAAGGAACAACTCGCGACGGTGATCCTCCGGGACGCCGAAGGAACGGGCTCCGGTGCCGTGGTGCGACGCACGAATTCGCAAGGCAACACACGGCTGTTTATCTGGACGGCGGCGCATGTCGTTTCCGCCAGCGATGAAGTGGTCGTCGAAACCAAAGTGCGAAACGAGTATCGCAAAGTCGGCACAGTGTCATTCAAGGCTCGCGTGATCATGCGCGCGCCCGCCGAGGACATCGCGCTGTTGTGGCTCGACGCTCCTGAAGGATTTTTCAACTACGTGCAGTTCGACGACGTTGGGCAGCGCGACATCGGTGCGGAGGTTTTCCATGTCGGGAATTTTCTCGGGTCGATGGACGACTCAGTGTCGTGGGGTCGCGTTTCGCAACAGGGGGTTGACGGCGGTAACATCTGGAGATCAATCGATCAGGCCGACATGGTGATTCTGCCGGGCAGTTCCGGGGGTCCATTGTTTTCGCATGACTCTCGCAGAATCCTTGGCATCGTCGTGGGCTGGCCGCGTCAGCCGGGCGTGTGTTTTTACGTGCCGCTCAGAACCATTCGGGGAGTGGCGTTCCGGGATAGCGTTTATTGGGCCGTTTACGGGGATTTCAGCCCCGAGGATTCGGCACTTGACAAACTCGTGGAAAAGAGTAAGCTTCCAAAGAATGAATCCGTGCCTGCGACCAAGCCAGAGCCGCCCGAGAGCAAGAAATCGGTGGAGCCTAAGAAGTCTCTGCGCCGGTTTACTTTCAAGGGTTGGTGAATATTTGGGCTTGACTTGGGTGCGGCCTTCTGGTATACTTATCCCTGTAAATGAGCACCCTAGTAACGATGGTCCAGCCGTCTCAGAACGGCTTTGCGGTTGCGGTCTATGTGGACCGCAACGAACGAAAAGTGGTCGGGCACAAAATCACGCCCACGCGTCACTCCCGCCGATGGTGGGAAGCGCGCGGGTTTCTTTGGAAGCGCCCGCCTCATTACTGGAACTGACATGAAAGCCTATCGATACATCCGCGTGTCAGGCCGGGGCCAACTAAACGGCGACGGCCCGGACCGCCAGCGTGACGCATGCGACAAGTTTTTCGCGCAACACGGTCTGGAATTCGCGGGCGAGTTTTTCGAGAAGGCAGTGTCAGGAAAACGGGAGGGCATGGATCGCCCTTCGTTCCGTGAGTTTATCGAGACTCACGACGCGCATGTCTCGCAAGGTTTGACACCAATTGGTGTCATTGTGGTTGAGCGGATGGACCGGCTCGCGCGCGATCTCATGGTTAGCGAGATGCTTTTGAAGGAGTGCCGGGTTCGGGGGATCAAAGTTTACGCGTGCGATCATGAGGCGCTGATCGACGTTGCCTCGGACGCCGGAGACCCAACCCGAAAACTGATCCGGCAATTCATGGCCGCGCTCGCCGAGTGGCAGAAAAGCGAACTGGTGTTGAAGCTGGCCAAGGCTCGCGACCGGATTCGAAAAACGACGGGCCGGTGCGAGGGTCCGCTGCCGTATGGGGCCACAAATGGTCAGCGTCAAGTGGTCAACCAGCTTATCGCCTTGCGCGATTCTTCGATGACGTTTCAAGCCGTCGCCAATTTTCTTAACGAGTCCGCGCTGCCTTCCCCTACTGGGAAGCCGTGGGATCGTAAAACGGTTCACTACCAGTATTCTAAACACACAATGAAAGGACAAACATGCGCGGAGCATACACCCAATACGTAAAATCCAAAGGCGTCCGGCCCGAGGATGTTGTGGAGCAAGCAAAAGCTCGTCACAAGGAACAATGTGAGTTGCGGCTGGCCCGTATTATGAACGGGAAAGAGCCGGGCTACAAGAACGGCCATGGCGGAAAAAAGGGTTGACAAATTTGCCCAAGCATGACACTGTTTGGGCGAACATGATAATGGCATTAATCTTAAATCGCCACGGAAAGGAGTCGCCTATGAAGTAATCGAAAATTGTTTTGCGGGCCGGGGATAACAAAAACCCCGGCCCGTTTGATTTTTGTGGACGGCACGGGATTTGCTTAGCACTATTTCCTTGTAACTTAAATGCGGGACAGTCGGCCAGAAGATGGAGATGACGCCGCCGAGCGGCTTGACCGCTCTCTTTTGTTGACGCCGGGGCGGCGTTTGTTATGAACGTGACTAGCCCCGGCACCGTTTTGAGATATGATCGTCTACACCTACTACAATTCGGACGCGGACGCGCCGAAGGAACAAGCAAGATTCATTCGGCTCTGGTCTGAGAGTTGGCGCAAGTGGGGGTGGACTCCGCTGCTGCTCACAGATCGCATGGCGGATGAACATTTGGCCAGTCGGCGCAAGTTTACCCGTCTCACGAAGTCCTTGTTCGCCGTGAAGCATTACAACAAGCCGGGCGTGCTCGTCTCGGCCAACGTGATCAATTTTGGTCTGGAGCCGAAGCGGCTGGCCGCTGGCGGCGTGATGTTTTATCCGGGCTGCGTGGCGATCAGTCGAGACACGCTCCGGCAGATTGGCAAAAAGCGAGCCGTCATGACGAAGCTTGACTACCGGTTCGATATCTGCACCGATTTTCACACCCCTCCGTCGAGTCTCCCGTTGCTGCGGTTTGCGGACTGGGACGCTGACGACGTAATGGAAGCTATCCGCCGACGTGCTGACTGACTATTTTCAAAAAGAAGTTGCTGCGCGTGTCGCGGCGATGGTCCACAAGGAGCAACTGAGGGAAGCCGCTCAGTTCGTTGTCGAGGTCTGCAAACTCCCGGTCAAAATCACGAACGACGACCCGCGTCACGTGATGCCGGTGCTCCAGAATTATCTCCACTATCTGCTCAACTCTGGCGGCATGGAGGAAGCCGCGCAGATTCTTTGGACCCCGACGCAGTTCTCCCCGGAGCCGCAGTCGGTCAAAGACATCTGGAGACTGTTTGATGAGGCGAGCAACGGGCTGATCATGGGCGCAGCGTCCATGTCGAAGTCTTACTCCTTCGGCGTGCGGCTGATGCTCGAATGGATTCGCGACCCGAACTGGACCGCTGTGCGCGTCGTCGGCCCGAGCGAGTCCCACTTGGAACAGAATCTTTTTTCGCATCTGGTCGGGCTGCATCGCGACGCGAAGCTTCCGATGCCCGGCGAAGTCGGCGATCTCTACATTGGCATGGACCGGCGCAATCAGGTGTCCGCGATTCGTGGCGTTGTCATTCCCATTGGCTCGAATAAAAAGTCCGGTCGTTTGCAAGGAACGAAGCGCAAGCCGCGTCCGAAGCCGCATCCGATCTTTGGTCCACTGTCGCGCCTTTTCATTTTCATCGACGAGTTAGAGAACGTGCCGCAGGGTTTGTGGAAGGACATCGACAACATCCTGTCGCAAGTCGAAGACGAGGGCGCGGGCAAACAGACGTTTAAACTGTTCGGCGCTTACAATCCCACGGACCAGAGCAACGAGTTGGGCAAGCGTGCTGAGCCACAGTTCGGATGGGAAAACTTCGACGTGGATCAGCACTTCCGATGGAAGTCGATTCGTGGCTGGGAAGTGTTGCGTCTCGACGGCGAGAAGTGTGAGAACGTGGTGCAGGGCAAGACGGTGTATCCCGGCTTGCAGACTCGGGCGGGGCTCCAGAAGATTGCCGAGAACGGTGGCGGTCGGCAGTCGGCGGGGTATTTCACGCAGGGGCGCGGCGCGTATCCTCCGCAGGGCGTCGAGCTTACCGTCATTCCTCCGGGCATGTTCCCGAAGTGGCGTGGCGAATTTGTATGGTATGAAGAACCGATCCGGGTAGGCGCGCTCGACACGGCGCTCGAAGGTGGCGCAGCCGCCAGCTACACGCTCGGCTCGTGGGGCCGCGCCTCGGGCAAGAAGCTGCCGCCGTCAATCGAGCACCCCAACGGGTTGACGGTCATGTTCAAGGACAAGATGGGTCAGGTGACTCCACGCTGGGGTCTGTCAGTCGATCAGCAGTTCGTGCTGCCGAAGGGTGACACCATCGCGATGAAAGAGGAAGTGCTGCGCATCAACAAGCACGCGGGTGTGCGTCCAGAATTTTTCGCTATCGACCGCACGGGCAACGGCTCCGGCGTGTCGGACTTGATCAAGTATGAGTGGTCGTCCGCGATCCACGAGATTAATTTTTACGGCTCTCCCAGCGAAGGAAAGATCATGCTGGAGGATAGCAAGCTGTGCGCCGAGGACTTCGACCGCATTTGCTCGGAGCTTTGGTTCGCGTTGCGCGCGTTCGGAGAGTTTGGGTATATGCTCATCAATCCTGCGATTGATCTTTCGAAGCTGACGCAACAGGTGACGCAGCGCCGTTTTCGTTCGGGGGCGAAGCGCCGGGTGGAGTCTAAGAAGGATTACATGAGCCGTGGCTACGCCAGCCCGGACGATGCGGACTCGCTCACACTGCTTGTGCTGGCTGCGCGCCGGGGGGCTCAGGTGACGCTTTCGATGCGGGGGGTGGACGTGGAAGCCAACGATGGGTTTGATGATTGGTGGGAGGTTGGCCGGGATGTTCAGAATGGGGTCTACATTGACCCTTCCAACCGCAGCGATTATTTGGGGGTGGAATGAAACGCATAAACGTCAACCTCTATCCGAAGGACGGATACTTTTTTATCGAGCAGGACCAGTCGATGCACCGTGGCCAGTCGTGGACGGAGGTTGTTTCTAGGGTCAGGTCTTACCGAAAACGAAATCAATTGCCGCCCGGAAACCCGGAGCAGGAAATTCATGACCAAGCGTGCAAGCGGAACGAGAGTTTGTGTCATGACGAGAACCCGGAGCAGGTGAAAGCGGAGTTGCGGAAGACTTCGCTCAAGGGCCGGGTGCTGAAATGGTTCAACACGATACGAAAAGCGCGCGCCGAGCGAGAGCAGCAATACGTTTCTGAGACAGAAGCGAAGGCGCGGGCGCTGGTTTGTGCGAACTGCCCGCATAATCAACCGTATCCGAGCGGCTGTGGGTCATGCAAGGCCGCAGTTCGGGCTTCCCGTGAGGAAATTTTGGGCAAGCGGGTCGCTGATGGTCGTTTAAACGGTTGCAATGTGCTAGGGGAAGACTCCGCGACTTCCGTGCATCTCGATCAGGTGCGCGTGAATGACGCCGAGCTACCGTCGTTCTGTTGGAGAAAGCAAAAAACCGTATGAAAATGCTTCTCATGATGCCGTTTCGTGCCCTCGCCGCCGTGTTACGGGTGTCC